CATCCGACAGCGTGATGGTCCCGCCGCGCGCGTCGAACGGGGCGACAATCTCCGAAGAGACGCCGCCCCGTTCGTAGGTCACCGTGACGCCGAACGTGTCTCGGGTCGCGGTGAGCGCGAGGTCAGCGAGGTCCGACCATGCCACGAAGGACTAGGCCGCGACGCTGGTCCGCACGGTCGGAACGAGGTAGACGTCGACCGTCGCGGACGGGTTGCCCGCCGTCGAGATGGCCCATCCGATCTCGCGCTGCGCCGAGGTCGTCTTGTTGACGACCTTGTTCGTATCGTCCCAGTACAGCGCGTCGCCGATCGCGATGTCGGCCGTCGAGGTCTTGGCGAGCGTGACCTTGCCCTGGACCTTGATCTCGACGAGTTCGCCGGAACCCGTCGCGCTCGTCATGGGCACGCCGAAGATCGACGTACCGACGAGAGTTCCGGTTCCGGCGGTAAGAGCGCCGGCCGAAGTGATCGTGATGGTATCCGCACCACCGATTTCGAGCTTCATGGAGTCCTCCAAAGTGAAGGGGCCGCCCCTTTCGGAACGGCCCCTTGCCGGTCAGTTGATGTGTTCGGGCTAGTGGAGAGCGTGTCCCTCGCGAAGGTGCTTGCGAATGCGACCGCTTACGATCGCCTGCACGGTCGTCTTTGCGATCCCGTACTCAACGGCTATGGACCTTCTAGATTCACCGGCAGCACAGCGCTCGATGATCTTGAGAGCCTGCTCGTCTGTGATCTTCGCCATCCTCGACTTGTCTCCGCACAGCATCGTGCCGTGCTTCCACTTGTCGGCGATGTTCTCTTTCTGCGACTGGTACGCGAGGTTCGACGGGCGATTGTCAGACGCGCACCCGTTGAGGTGCGTGATGACCATTCCTTCTGGGCGCTGGCCGATGAAAGCAAGTGCCACGACCTTATGAGCGGACACACGCTCGCGTTGACTCCGGTCGGAGTTACGCATGGTTGCGTGCATGTACCCATTGTGGTCGCGCCACTGGCGGAGCGGCCGCAGGGAGCCATCGCTTCTCGCGTGGCGTCGCTGCGGCCGCTCACTCCAGAGCCCGCCGTTATCATCGGCGAAGTAGCCGAGATAACCGGGAATCCTAAGCAAAATCAACTACTTAGGCTCCCGCGTTGCAGTAACCGCCCCTCCAGTCGATGCCGCCGACGTAGAAGTCGAAGGCAACGCGCATCTCGACACCCTCCACCTCGAACCCGGGTCGCGTCGACACGCGGGGGCCGGAAGCACCCGCCAGCGAGCCGTAGGCGAAGTTCGGGAACAGGTTCGGGTCGGCGAACAGCCACCAGCGGTTGCCCGACAGGTTCGCGTCGAGCACCGGCGTCAGCGCGCCGGCCCACGGGTTCATGCTCGTCGGAGCCGCCGGGACGTAGTTGCTGCTCGTGTACTGGAACGCGAGGTTCCGCTTGGCGTGCGACGCGAGCAGGTACTTGGGCAGGATGTTCAGCTTGATCCCGTCCCCGAGGCCGCTCGAGCCGATGCCGGTCTGCACCGCCATCATCGCAGCGCCGACGGAGATGCTCGTGTCCGAGATCGCCGTTCCGCTCGACGTGTAGTTGGCGTGGCCGCCGGCCGTGGTGACCGCCGTCGCGTTGAACATCGCGCCGCCGTCGCCGAGAGTCGGGCCGACCGTCGAGAGCAGCGTGAAGAACGCGCCGTTCTCGAAGTCTGCGATCCGCTGCCCGTAGGCCCCCATCACACGACCGAAGCTGTTGAGGTCGTCGTTAATGAGCGACGCGCGTGAGAACATGAGGCGTCGGCCGTAGGTGCCGAGCGCCACCGTGTTCTTCTGCTCGCCGAAGTACCCGAGCTTGATCTCGCCCGCTTCCGCAACCTGGAGCGGAGCCGGGAAGTCGCCCGTGTTGAGGATCGACGTCGACTTGAAATCCGCGAGATCCTGCCGGATGCAGAGCACCCGATAGGAGGCCATCGCGGCGTCGTAGGCCGGCATCAGCACCTTGTTCCCCGAGTTCGCGAGCAGGTTCGGGAAGTCCGACGTGGTGAGGGCCAGACGGATTACCTCGGCCCGGTTGCGCGGGTCGACGCCGTAGTTCATCCGGTTCGCCTTCAGCAGCTCGTAGCCGATGTCGACGAACCCGAAGTTGGCGAACTGCTTCGCCGCGTCGGGAATCGGACGCCCGGTGGCGCGCGCCGCGATCGACTCCGCCATCTGCTCGGAGCGCCACTGGATCGAGTCGCGCTCCGTGCCGAAGCCGATGTCGTTCCGGTTCTCCGGCGTCCGCTTCGCGCGCTCCTCTGCGGCAAGCTTCAGGACCGACTTGATCGGCGTCCCGAGGTTGATGTGCTTCTGCGCCCAGATGTCGTCGAGCCCGTAGTGCTCGGCCGCGCGCTGGACCTGACCCGCGAGCTGCTGGTCGCGCTCGATGGCGTCGTCCACCTCGCGAGCCGCCGTCACGGGGTTCGCGGAAGCGGTGTTCTTCTTCTCGGGCAGGCGAGTCTCGGCCGCCAGCTCCTCGCTGCCGACCACATCGTCGAGCTGTTCGTCGTGGGCCATGATGGCCTCCTTCTTGATGGGCGCAGCGGCCCGGTTGGGCGCGTCGGCCGGGGCCTCTGCGCTGGAAAGGAAACAGGGGAACCGTTCGGCCGTCGCGAGCGCCTGCGCGCCGACGTCGGCCGGGACGGGGACAATCGAAAGCTCGTGGGGCTCCCAGTCGACCGCGAGAACGCGCCGCTGGTGATCCTCCTTCGTGGTCATGTCCCGCATCCGATGGATGACGGCACCCATCGAGAAGTTGCGGAGAATGCCGTCCTTGATCCGCGCGAGGATGTCGGGCCGATCGGCGGCGATCTTGACGCGCGCTCGGCCACCATCGGGCGCGAGCCACGCCTTCTCGACGACGCCGAGAACGACGCTCGACACGGAGCCGTGGGCGTCGTGGTTGTCGACCAGCGGAGCACCCGCGTTGAAGCGGTCGAGACGGACGGCTGCCTTGTCGAGCGAAAACGTCAGCTCGTAAGGGTCGTCGAACATCGGGAACCGCTGGACGGACGCGCCGCTGTAGAACCGCACCTCTACGGTACGCGCCTCGTCGTCGAGCGTTTCCGGCGCGACCGATACCTGCGCGCGCAGCTTCGGTAGGCTCAGCTCGCGATCACGCAGCTTCTGCATCCTCGTCCTCCTCGGTGTCGTCGCCCTCGTCCGGGCTCTCGTCGTTGCCCTTCGGCGGCGGCGGGGCGGCGGGCGGCGGCGGGGGCTTCTGCGGGAAGGCCAACAGACCCTCCATGCCCTTTTCCTTTGCGTAGGCCAGCGCCTCGGCGGCCTCGTCGATCTTCTCGCGCCAGTCGTACCCCTCGCGGCGCACGACGTTCGGGTAGCTGTCGATGCCGCTCTGAATCGCAGCGACCATCGCGGGAATCTCTTTCGCCGGGTCGAGCAGGCCGAACCGCGGCGGCGTGAACTCGGCCTGCGTCTCGGGGTCGATCGCGCCGTTGACGACGCGGTATGCATTGATGAACGACTGCCAGAGCGGCCTGCACACCTGCGGAACCACGAGCTGCCACTGATCCGCTTCGATCATCCCGCGGAACTGGACGAGTCCGCCGCGGTGGCTCGTGTAGTTGACCTCGGACAAATCGCCCGTCAGTAGCTCGTATGGCATCCCGAGGCCCGCAGCGATGGCGCGAAGCTGGACCTTGTTGAACGGCTCGTAGTCACTCGACGGACGCGGGTCTGAGAACTCCACGCCCTCGCCGGGCTTCAAGTATCCGATCATCCCGGGCCGGAACTGCTCGATGCGGTCGCCGTCGCTGTTCGGCAGAATCGGTGCGACGCTCGCCCCCGGCAGCCCTGCCGGAGTCGTCACGAACGCCGCGAGACACGCCGCGATGCGCTTCCGCATGACCTCGGCGTCGTCGTACTCTCCGATCGCCCGCAGCCGCAGCATCACGGGCGCGAAGTCCGTCACGCCGCGCGTCTGCCCCGGGCGCGTCGGCTTGAAGTAGTGAATCACCTCGGCCGCACTCACGCGCCGGCTCTGCTCGCCGCGCTTCGAGTACGTGAGCGAGTCGCCCGGGTGTTCGTCGAACAGCCAGTAGGCCACAGGCACGCTGTCGATGTACTCGACGCCGTAGGAAATCCAGTGGTTGTCGCTGATCTTCCCCTGCTTCGAGCTGTCGAGAAAGTCGGGCTCGAGCACCTGCAACCGCAG